ATCTTCGGGCGCAGACCATATCCAGAGCTTGACCTTGACGTCCGCGCCGGTCTTCGCGTCGTCGATCAGCACCGACAGCAGGTCGGCATCGGTCGGTGCCTGCGTCGAGATCACGATCGACAGCGGCGCATCCTGCGCGCCGGCCGCCGTCTCGAGCGCCTCGTACAGGTCGCTGCGCGGCCCTTTCACCTGGCCAAGCTCGTCGTGCACCACGAACACCGGCGAGAGGCCGTAGGCCGTGGACGCCTCGGCGGACAGCGCCCGGTACAATGTGCCGAGCTCCACGCACGCCAGTTGCTTCGCCGTGTCGCGGATCGTCACGTACTGGCGCAGGTCAGGCGACAGCCGGACAACCTTCGCGGCGAGGTTGAATAGCAGCGCCGCCTGGTCCCGCGACTGCGCCGCGGAGAATAGCTGCGAGTTCGCCCGCGCCTCGGGCCCGCACAGGTGCAGCAGCAGCAGCAGCGCGGACAGCGTCGTCTTCGCGTTCTTGCGGCCGAAGCTCACGATGGCCCGGCGCGTCGGCGTGTCATAGATCCCGCAGACGATCTCGCGCTGCCAGGGACGCAGCTTGACCGGCTCGCCGACAAACCGGCCTTCCGGGATACGACAGTGCTTCTCGATCCAGCGGCAGTTGCGCTCGCCGCGGGTGACTACTCCTCGGCTCCGCCCTCCCACGGCCGCGGCGTTCGCGCTGCGCTGCCGTTTCGGCTTTGCGCCGCCTTGCCGGTCATGCGCGCGCTCGGGCAGAGCCGCAGCTTGACCGCCATTTGAGCCATCGCGGACGCCTGGCTGGTCAGCATCTGGTGCGACGGGTTGACGTACTCGCGCCCCTTGTTGTCCACCAGCGCGATCCCGCGCTTCTCGATGTCCTCGGCCGCCCGTCGGTGGAACACGCTCGCCACCACGAAGGCCGCCAGCAGCGGCGCGTCGCCCGGGCGGAAGTAGTCCGCCGGCAGGCTGTTCACGATCTGATCCCATTCCTCCACCTGCTCCGGCGTCAATGAGGCCGGAGGCTTGATTCGCCCGCCTGAGATCGCCACGACCGTCAGGTCGGCGAGGGATTTACGTCCGCGTTTCATGTCGCTCCGTCCTCGCGCGCGCGCGAGGGCCTGAAAAGTGGCTTTTTAGGGTTAAAACAGAGGGGCGTCGGTCTAGACGCGCAGCCTTCCAGCTCTGACCCCCCCCTACCCCTCGCGCCAGTGATGGCCCGCGGTGATCGGGTTGCCCTGTTCATCGCAGCCGCTCGCGTTGCCTCGTTCCTCCTTGGCCTTCGCTGAATCGTGGCAACGCTTGCATAGCGGCTGCCAGTTATCAACATCCCAAAACAGCACTATGTCTCCGCGGTGCGGGATGATGTGGTCCACGACTGAGGCTGGAGTCAGATTGCCTCGCTGCTCGCAGTACCTGCATAGCGGATGCTGGGCAAGGAACTGCACCCTGGCCCGCTGCCAGCGGTAGACGTAGCCGCGCTGATTCGCAGACCCACGACGTTCAACCGTTGAAGCCACGCAGCACTACATCCTTGACGATCGCCTCGCCATTGCTGAGCGTTCCCTTGCCCTGCAGCACATGCGTCGCGCCATGCTGCACGCCCGATACCTTGATCGTGCTCCGATTGTTGGCCAGGTCATCCACCTGTCCCGACACAGACGGGGACAGCGGCGACCCTGACTGCGGCGAGATGCTGAACGCCACGCCGATCACAGTCACGTCGGTCGGTAGTGAGTCCGTGAAGTCGAACGTGTATGTAAGCTCGCCTTCAGCGGGAAACATCTGCTCATCGTTCAGCATCGCATCACCACGGCCGCCCGCCCGCGGTCACGTCGTCGAGCCTGCCGATAACGGTCCAATGCCGCGACACGTCACCGGCGTTGCGCTTGGCTTCCTTGCCTCGCACGCGCAGCCAGGTGCTGACCTGAATCGCCGTCTCATAGTCCATCTTGAGTTCGGCATTGCCGACAGCGAGCACCACGAGTTCGCCCTCGGTGCGAACTTCGACCCGCTGCTTTTTGAGAAGGTCGACCATCAGTCGAGGCTGATGTCGAGCGCGCCGGCGGCAAACTGCGGCGTAACGCCAGTCGAAACGACCAGCGAGGCAGTGCCCTTAAGGAACAAGTTGCCCGTCGATGTCTGATCCGATCCCACGCCGACGTGCGTGATGGTCGAGCCGGTCGCGCCGCACTGCGGATAGGAGATAGCCGCGTCATTGTCAGCCACGCCCGAGGCCACACTCCAGCCTGCCGTCGAGCGCGCAACCGACTGCCGGGCGTAGTTGGTATAGGCGCTTTCGCTGGTGCTCTGAGTGCCCGTCTCGCCAGGGTCGGCCGTGTGCAGGCTGATCCAGAAGACGCCGGCCGTGCTCGAGCCGCGCAGGCCCGTGGCGTCGCCGACGTTGGCATAGTTGGCGTTCTCGAAGATCAGCGAGAGCAGGCCATTCTCGAATACGTTCGTTGCGGACATCAGCGGATCCTCTTAGTAATCGTTACGTGACGCGAATCACTCGGTCGCTGCGGCTGACCCGGATCGTCCGACGTGGCGGCGCACCATCGCCCCGGCTGCCGAACACGCCGACCACCGAGAACGCCATCGCGGACGTGCCGGCCATGTCGCCCGATGCGGTCAGCGTGCCTGCGAGGTTGATGCTCACGCTCACCGCGCCAGCCAGCTCGGAGGACGCGCCATTGGACAGCGTACCCGTGACGGCGATCGCGACCGCGCAGGCGCCCGAGACTTCGACGAAGCCCGAGAGCGCGCCGGAGACAGCGAACGCGGCCGCGGCCGCCCCCTGCATTGACGCAGTAGCAGTCAGCGTGCCGGCGACGGCGAAGCTGGCCGCTGCGATACCGTTGATCGACCCGCTTGTGCCGCTTTGCAACGTGCCTGCGACGGTGAATGCCGCTGCCGATGCGCCAGTCAGCGCGCCCAGGCCGGTCAATGCCGCCGCGGCGCTCGTCGTCAGTGCGACGGTCGAGGTCAGCGCGCCGGTGCCGGTGAGCGTCGACGTACACGAGACGGCGACACTAACCGCGCCGGCCATACTGCCCGAGCCTGCGTCGGCAAGCGTCCCGCTCGAGGCGAACGTCAGCGGGACCGTGCCGACCAGGGCGCCGGTGCCGGTCAGGGCCGACGTGATCGAGAATGCGGCAGCCGATGCGCCGATCAGGCGGCCGGTGCCAGTGAGCGCGCCTGTTGCGGCAAAGGCCGAGGCCGAGGCGCCGGCGATCGCACCGATTCCGGTCAGCGTGCCAGTGACAGCGAACGTCGCGGCAACGCTGCCCGTGATCGCTGTCGTTCCGCCGCCCGACTGAGCGGCTGCACCGCCGAGGAGCGGCTGATACAGCCAGCTCACGGCGCTACGCTACCGGGATGCGGCGCAGCGACCAGTTGATTGTGCGGTCCGTGCCGGCTAGCTTGGTCAGCGTCACGTCCCAGCCGTGCATCATCGTCAGGGCCGGCGTGTAGTACAGCGGCTCGGACTGCGCGCCGGTGAGCACCGCCGAGTGCGCAATCCGCTGCGTGTCTCCGCTGCGGCAGATTTCGTACATGCGCACGCGGTACTGATCGCCCGCCGCCATCGCGTTGACGTCGATAACGGCCTGCACCACGCCGTCGTCGGTCTGCGCGTCAGCGCTGCTGTAGCTCGTGTCCGTGGCGAGGCTGTGCTCGGTCGTGCCGACGGATTCGCTCCCTGTGATTTCTGCGATTGGCATTGGTCAATACCTCGGGGTTACGGCGATCAGCCCACGCCAAGCGCCATTGCGTTCCAACCGGTGTCCGCGGTGCCGGAGCAAACGCCACGGACGTAGATCGTTGAGCCGGACGGGACGGATACGTGAGCGCTGCGCGTGAACTTGAAAAAATAGATTTTTTCGGCCGTGCTTGTGTACGCATACAGCCGCGGGATTATGGTCACGTAGTTAGTTCCGTCGCCGTAGGCCAGTTGAAAGTAATAGCTCAGATTGGCCTGCGTGGCGTTATTGACCGCCACGTACAATTGCCAGAAACGTAGCGCCTGAACCGTAGTGCCAACGGTAGCCCACGACCCCCAAGAGCCGGAATTTCCAGGTGTGAAAGATGCTCCCAGGTTTCCGCTCGGCACGCTGCCGTCACTGGGGACGCCGACCGACTCGCAAAATGATCCGACCCACACCTGTTCGGGACGCGACGGCTGACCGAAAAAGTTTGCGTATACGTTCTCGAGCGCCGTAGCGCCGCGGTTTGAGCTGATTCGCGCGGCAACAGATGCGCCGGCCGGTATCAGCAATGGCAATTCAACAATGCCAATCGATCCTTCAAGCCGTGGTGCGTTTTGGCCCACTATGATGT